CGCCCTTGGCAATCTCCCCAGTCTTGAGGAAATCATCAATGATGAGCTGCGCTTGGGGGGAAGGCTTCTGGATCGCCAGATCGTCGACCAGGTTTTTGGCGGCTGCCACGTTGGGCGTGAACTTTGTGTCGTCCAGCAGTAGTTTCACGTCGACTGGTTTGTCGCCGATAGCGTCGGCTTTTGCTGCCACTTCCCCGAGCTTGGCCACAGCGTCAGCGTCGGTGGCGGTCAGCTTCATGTTGATGCCATCAGGCAGCTTTTCCGCCTTGACACCCAAGTCTTTGAGCACACCCATGGCCTGGTCACCCACAGCCTTGACCTCAATACTAGTGCCGGCCTTCAACGGGTAGAGCTGGGACCACACCGTGGCCAACTCCTTCTTAGCGCCTTCGCTATTGACACCAACCAGGGTGGTGATCTCTTTGGGCAGCACGCCATATGTGTCGGCTAGGTGCTGGACCTGCTCCGCGGTCAGGCCGAACTCCTGGCCGATAGTGGCAAAGGAACCCTGCATCTGCTTGTACGCATCATTAGTGTTACCGCCCGCGGTGGCGACCTTTTCCAGCTCCTGCCGCATCGCCGAGAGCTTCTTACTCAGCTCCCTAGCGGAAGCATTCGTCATATCTAGCTTGCCGGTTGCCAAGTCACCCAGGTTTGCGCCCAGTTCCTCTACCGGGTGGTTCGCAGTCTCGGCGGATTTCACCATGTCATCCACAGCCTGAGCTGCGGAAGCCATGGCTTCTTCTGCCGCCATAGGCGCCAGGCCCATGGCCTGCATGATCGACTCCAGGGCGTTCAGCTTATCGTTGGCGTTGGCCGACGAATCCGCCAGAACATCAATTCCCTTGGCCGCCTGGGCGGCAGCAGGGTCAACCCGGCGCGCAGCAGCTATCGTGTCTTCGATCTGCTTCCGCGATTTCTCCAGGTAGCCCGCAGCACGCTCGCCTTCCTCACCAGCAGCACGCAGCTCGGAAACGAGTTTCTTATAGTCGTCGCCGCCCTCGGCAACAATGCCGTTAAGATTCTCCATGCTCAGGCCAGTAGCGGTGAGCTTAGCTTTCAGCACTTCGTAGGCGTCTGATATTTCAGATGCGCTGCGCGTCGCTTCCTGCTGCTCCTTCAGGGAAAGGCTGTTCCACTCGGAGGATGCGCGAGTAGGGTCCGCATGAGAGATGAATCCCTCTCGGGCTTTGCCGATGGCAGTGAGCTGGGTCAAGCTGGCGTCGGCGAGTTGTTCTGCCGCTTTTTTCGCCTGTTCGGTTAGGGCGCCGGTGGTGCCGGAAACCGCTTTGGCCAAGTCGTTTTGGGCGGCCTGGGTTGCTTTTGTCGCCGACGCTAGCTTGCGCTGGGCTTCGGTGGCGGCATGGTTGGCCTCGACGAACCCGCCGATGACCGCGCCTGCGACCATGATGCCAACAGCCCATGGTCCGCCCAAAGCGTCTACTAGGCCGCCCGCGGCGGACTTCATGAGGGATAGGCCGCCTTTAGCAGCGCCCGCGGCAGCGTTGCCGATTTTCGCAGCATTGGAGGCAATGGTATTACCGGCGTAGAAGTAGCGCTTGGCTGCGATTTGCATAGCTTCCGACCCAGAGCTGAATGCCTCCCGCGACCTGCCCAGGGCCTGCGTCAACCCGTTGGATGATGTAATCATATATTGGGTTTTCGCGTCGAAGGCGCTGATCGCCTTGTGGCCTTTTCGGTAGTATTCTTGCAGGTCAGCAACGCCTTGCTTCATCGTGGCCATCGACTGGGTGGCTTGCTGGATTTTCGTAGGAAAGTCTGTCCAGTTTTTCAGGGCCATGACTGCTGCGATGCCGAGCAAGGGCCCGGTGAAGTCGTTGGCGAGTGTGGATGCAAGGCCGGCTACGGGAGTGAGGGCGGTAACGAGCCCGTGCACGGCGCTGGACGCGAGGTGGATGCCTGATTCGGCGGCGGGGCCGATTTTGCCGAGGGCGGCAGTACCGGCGTCGGCGGCTGCTACCAAATCGTCTTGGAGGGCCTCAAATAGGCCGAGGGTGAGGTCTTCTTTGGCGTTGGCGAGGCGTTCCAGGGCACCTGGTAGGCCTTTGGTTTGGGCGGCGGCTACCTCGGCGGCCTGCCCCTGCCGGGTAACTGCCTCTTTGAGAGCATTAAAATCCTCGGTGGTTTTACCAGCAGCTATGGATGCGAAACGCATGGCATCGGAGCCAAACAGGGTGGCAGTCGCCGCCTGGTATTGCTCCTCCGTCATGCGGTTTGACGCGGCGTTCAGCTGGCCGATCAGGGACGGCAGCCCCACGAATTTGCCTTGGGCGTCGTAGACGGTTAGGCCCAGGTCGTGGATGGCATTTTGCGCGGGTTTGCCTTGATCAGTGAGCGCCAGTAGGGAAGTTTTCAGCAGGGTGCCGGCGTCGGAGCCGGTGATGCCGGCGTTGGCGAACATACTGATTGCGGTCGACGTGTCGTCGATACTCACACCGAAAGCGTGCGACACCGTGCCGGCCTGCTGAAGGGCCTGGGCCACGTCGGTGATCTCCGCGGCACTAGCGTTCGCCGAGCCGGCGAGAATGTCGGATACCCGGCCGGCTTCTTGGGCGCCCAAACCGAACGCCTGCAACGCTTGCCCCTGGATGGTGGCGGCCTGGGCGGCATCAATCTGGGCGGCGGCAGCCAGCTGTAGCGTCCCCTTGGAGGCTTCCATGGATTGGGCGACGGTTAGACCGTTTTTGGCGAGCTCGGTCATGGCCGCTGCGGCATCAGACGCCGACGTACCAGTGAGGCTAATGTCGTTGCCGAGTTCCCTAGCCTTGGCGCGCACAGCATCCATCTGTCCCGCGGTCGCCTGGCTCACCGCCGCCATGGTGTTCAGTTGGCTCTGGTATTCGGTGCCGACAGAAACGATGTCGCTGGCGACGCTGCCAAGTCCGAGGGCGACGCCGATGCCTGCGCCGAGTTTCCCTGCAATACCCAGGGCGCTGCCTAGGCTGGATTCCAGGGCGCGGTTGAATCCTTTGGTGTTCGGCTCAACCAGAATATCAATTTTGCCGCCAGCCATTATGCCCTCCTCTTAATTAACGATCTAGTTGCCGCGCATGCGCAGAAACTCCGTGATGGTGATCTTCTTTCTTGCCGGTTTAGCCGTCTTCTCCGCCGCCTGGGTGGCCGCCCGCACCAGTTGCTGCTGCAGCGCAGGTGGGCGAACCGCGACAGGCCACAGCTGCGGCTGCTCCGGGGGCTTCACACCTAGTAGTTTCTGGCGGGTTTTTTCCGCCTGCACTTCGGGGTCGTCAGGGGCGGGGGTCCACGACCGGTATTCGGAATTCAGCCAGTAGTCTTCCCTATCCACCAGGCGGGCGATGTTTTCATCAGTAGGGGTCCACTCATCCAACCCATCGGCCAGTATTGCCAGGTCAACCCACCACATTTCCGACAGCGCCTGGCGGTAGTTCAGGTGGTATTTGGATTGGAACCCGACCAGCCGCCTAGCGAACTCCTGGGGGCTGATTAGCTGGAGGATGTAGGAAAAAAATTGCCATCGGCATCCCGGTAGCCGCAGATCTCACCGATGACATCAAACACCCGCATGACCTCGGCGAGACTCAGGGTCATGAGCTGGTCGACGAAGGCCACCTGGTCTTCCTTGGGGGAGTCAGACACCAGGGCGACAACGCGGGTAGCTTGGTCATGTACTGCTTCGTCAGCATGGTCAAACAGTGCCCGAACAATGTCGTGAGCTTCCTGGCCGGTGAAATCTCGGCGCAACGACAGATCAACGCCGAGCAGGGTAACGGGTACGGGGTCGCCGCCCCCAATAGCGAGAGCGCGCTCGAAAAGGTCGATTTTTTCCATAAGGTTTGTTTTCTCCTAGTGTTTGGAAGGAAGAAATGTTCGGACGCGGGCCAGCACCCAGACGCCCCTATATGAGGCCAGCAAGCTTGTCACGGAGGTTGTCGAGCACCTGCGGAGGGTAGCTGGGGGGATGAGCCGGCCAAATAGGGCCCATGGCATCTGCTGCCCAGCGCGGCACCAAATGCACATGCAGGTGAGGCACGGTTTGGGTTGCCGCCGCCCCGCTGGACTGGATGATGTTCAGCCCATCCGGGGCGACAGCCGCACGTAACGCCGCGGCAACCCGCAAAGCAGCGCGAGAGAGGTGCGCGACGGCAGCTTCTGGCAGCTCCCAAATATCAGGTATGTGCCGGCGGGGAACCACCAGGGTGTGGCCAAGAGCCGCGGGCCGAAGTGGGAAAAACGCCACGGCATGGTCGTCGCGGCAGACTTCTCGCGCCCACCCCTCCCCCATGATGATTGCGCAAAATGGGCATGAAGTATCCACCATCAGGGCACGGTAATACCTGCGGGCAGCTCGGGGAGGACTTCCTCGTAGCCTTCAAGGAAGCTGTTGTCGAACTCCCAGCCGTCCAGGTTCTGGTCGTCGAGGGTGGCGCGCTTCGCCGGCGACGCCAGCGTCACGCGGGGGCAGTAGAATGCCATCTTAGAAACGCCGTCGTCGAACCGGCAGAAGAAGGCAAATTCTTCACCAAGCCCAAGCTCGGCGACATAGAGATCACCCTTCTTAGTGATCTTGCCGCCCTGCAGGCGGGTCAGCAAGGCGGCCTTCGAGTTGTCGACGGCACGGAACTTCATGCCGCTCTCTAGCGCATCGCGGATGATCTTGTAGATGGCATTGCGCTTGTTCCAGATCTTCTTCTTGGTGACCTGCTGCTCGGCGGTCACTTCGATGCCTGCCTCGATGCCGCCGTAGGGGTCCCATCCGGTGAGGGTAGCGGCAAACGGGTCGGTGGGCATGGCGGTGCCTACGGGGGCGCGGAAGGCATCGCCGTCCAGCCACACGTGGGCTTTTTTGGAATCAGCAAAATCAGACATGTGATTCACTCCTTTGTTAGATTGTGCGCCTGCGTAGGTGAACACCAATGCGAATGGGCGCGTAATAGATGATTCGGTCAAGGCCCCGGTTTTTGTCCTCTAGCTGGATGGGGCCGTCCACCCAGTGAGCCGACCAGGCGTGGGTGTCATCAACGATGATGTTTTTTGCCCTGGCCATTAGCTCCCCGGCGCGGGTGGCGAGGTTCCACGCGGTGATGTCGGGGTCTTCGGGGATGCGGGAAACGTCGGGTCGGGGCACCCAGGGGGTGATTTGGATGAGTACCCGGTGCAACCTGGGGTCGCCGCCCTGGTGCCCCACGGCTTTGACTGTGACATGGGGTTTGGTAAGAGGGTCGGGGACCTCCCGGCAGGTGACGGCACCACCGCGTAGCAGGCGAACGAATTCGGCGTCAGCCAGCAGATGTTTGCGTACCTCTCCGGGGATGTAGGCGGTGGGGATTATGGCGCTCATCGGGGCCTCATGCCTCGGTAGCGGCCGAATCGCATGGCGGTGCCGGTGAGGACGGCGTGGGCGGGGGTGTCGGCTGTGCCGTATTCCTTGTGGATTGCGGTTTCGTCATTGTCGACAACCCGCACCATGGTGCCCCGAACGTTGGTGCCGATGCCGTCACGGTAGTCGCCGGTGAGAACGGGAGCAATGGCTTTAGCTTGGCTGGCTATCTCCTGGGCGATTTTCTTTCGGGCCGGCACCGTTTGGCGCCGCAGCTCGCGGAGTATTCGGCGCCGGTACAGGGTGAGTTTCGCTTTCGCCACTGGGGTCCTCCTTTGCTTCCTTCTCGGCCGCTTCGGCGGCGCGGGCGGCTTGTTTCTTGCGGATGTCGGCGAGGTGGTAGGGGCTGCCGGCCGCGGTGTAGAAGGGGTTGCCGTCGGCGTCGGTGCCGTGGTAGATGCCGTTGTGGACGCCTTCTTCCTCGGGCAGTAGCTGCTCGGCTTGGGTGGTAGGGATGGTTTCGGTCATGGTTGTTCTTTCTCCTTTGCTCTGCGGACTCGTGCCGCAATGTAGTCGGGTGGCCGGCCTGGGATGCCGCGGGCGATGCCGTCGCTGATGCACTGCCAAACCCGGCCGTCGGGCCCAATGAATTCGTCTTTGGCGGTGACGTCGAGGCCTGCCACAGCGGCGTCTGCGGGGGCGAACATGACGAGGCGTTCGTCACGGATGCCTCCGGTGGGTGTGGTTTCTTGCATACCGGTCCAGTAGGCCTCTTGAACAAGGCCGGTACCAGCGATGGGCTCGTAGGTGGTGGCGATGATTTCCCCGGTGATGGGGTCGTCCCGGGTGGTTGTTTGCCGCCGATACTGCCACCCGGGTTGGAAGAGGACACGAGGGGTTAGCATCGGTCCTCCGGCAGCGTAGGTGTTGCTTTGCGACGGATGCTCCAGGCGCCCTGGGCCAGCTGCGGGGACAGCAGAACGATCTCATCGGTGGTGAGCCACAGTCTTGAGCCTTGGCCTAGGCCACCGTCAGTTTCCCATTGCATGGTCACCTCCGGGTAGGCCAGCTGGGCGAGTCCACCCCGGTCTTCTTTGGCGATGGCGCGGGTCGCCATATCCTCCACGACGCCAGCAACGACTTCAACGCTGAGTCGGCGTTGCTGGATGCGGGTGGGGATGCTGGGGAAGCGCTGAAGGATGATGTGTTCCGCCCTCTCGATGAGGCGTTTCGCTTCCTCCAAGCGAGTGTCGTCGAGGTGTGGCCACAGAATCTTAGGGTCGGCGGTGAGCCAGGTGGCCATGGGGGTTACTCCTCCGCTGGTGTGGTGGCCGCAGTGACTGCCGCGATAATTTCGGCTTTGGTTTTGCCTTTGACTCCGATGCCGAGCTGAACGGCGACGGTGACCCAGTCGGCTTTCGGGGCACTATCGGCCGGCAGCTGGATTGGCGTCTCCTGCGGCGTGGTAGTTTCCTGGTCGAGGATGACATAGCCTTGCCGCCGGTAGTAGTCCAGCCGGTCGTCGGGAACGTCAGTGCAGACACCACCGACGAACAAATCAGCGCCGATGGGGCCGGTGTAGCCCTCGACGGGGGTTTTCACGATAGCCATGATGATTAGGCCCCGATCTTGATATTGCGCAGCACCGCGGCGGCCTTGGTGGATTTGAGTACCGGGGCGACCGGCCCCAACTCCACTTCGCCACGTTTCACGGCGCCGGAGGTGCTGAAGTCAGGCAACCAAGTTCGCAGCATTTGGCCATCGGTAGTGGTCACGCCATGGAAGCCGTCTAGGCCGATGCGCACAGCATAGATGCTGGTCTTGCCCGCGGTCACGGGGATCACCGGGTCGTTTGTGCCGGCTTTCTCACCGGCATCCGCAAGGATGACATTGCCGAGCATTTCCCGGGTGATCTCATGGCCATTAGCCCCCAGCAGCCCCTCGACTGGCTGCTGGGTGTACAGGTTGGCCCGGCGCGCAGCTGCCCGGATCTTCGCCAGCACACGCTTATTGCAGAGCAGCAGGGTGGGCGGGCCATCCAAGGCGCCGAGCAACTCATCCAGGTCGTCGAGGATAGCCAGCGCGGTGTCGGCGGTGGTGAGGGCAGTCCAGTCTTTCTCCCCCGAGGCGTTCAGCTCAGTCGCAGAGTCCTTCAGCGCCTTGTCCAGGCCATCAAAGCCTTTGGCATCGACCGCGGTGTCGCCGGTGATGATCGCGTCGTTGAATTTCGCGTTGGTGGCTTTGATGAGCTGGTGGGTCTGTAAGGCCACCTCGTCGCTGGCTGC